TTGGCGGAAGATGGAAAGATTAGCAGCAAGAGATTTGCTGGTATTATGGCAACAGTTTTTCTGTGTGTAACCCTACTTTGGAATAGCTTTAGCGAAGAGCATATTGCGCCTTCTACTATTCTTGTTGAGTGTGTTACAGCTGTAGCAATTGGCTCTCTTGGTATTTCGGCTGCGCAGACAATATTTAAGAAAAAGGAAGATGAGTCTGCCGAAAAATAGCACCAATTGGAGAACTTTTTATCTAGCTTTTTGGGTGGAGGATGGGTTGTATTGCTCATAGGAGCTGCTGGTATGGTGGCTAGACTTGTTACAACAAATGAGCAGCAATCTGCGTCTGACATAGTGAAGAAGATGATTAGCTCAATGATTGCCTCGCTTATTGCATGGTTTGTGATGGAGCAGTTTGAGATGGATTCCATGTATAAGGCCGTAGCCTACGGATTGGTTGGTTTAAATAGTCCAGAAATTATAAATGGCGTACTTAAAATAAGCGGACAATTTGCTGAAAATCCTATGTCATTTATAAAAAAAGAACCACCGAAAAAACGCAAACGATGAAAAATATTTTACTAATAATCCTTACGGCTATAATATTAGCTGTTTCTGGATTCGGAAAGTACGTAGAGTACACAATAAAGAAGACTGCAATAAGTGTTTACGAAGACAGGTTAGTTCCGCAGCCATATTTAAGCAGGAAGTTTGATTACTACGGCTCTACAATACAAGACCAGATAAAGGTAATAAAAGGTGGTAAAATAGACTTGGTTGCCATACAGAAGGAGAAGGATATAACCGACACCATGTGGGCAGCTTACCTAAAGACATATCAAACTCCAGATGAGAAGGAGGTTAGCGACAAGGCTCAAATGTTTATAGACACAGCAGACGCATACTTTGAGAGTATTTCAGCTGATGGGTTGATTACGGACGAAGAGGCTAGGCAGATGGATGCCAAGATATATCCAGTATTAGAATATGTAAACGACCTCATAGATATACAGACAACCATAGGAGCAAGAGACACGAAGGGAATGATAAGCTTGTTGGACAAGTTTTCTAACTTCATGATTGGCGCAATAGCATTAGCTATTGCACTATTAGGTTCTATAATATATGACTTGTTTAAGAACAGAGCATCAAACGTTAAACAGCCAGTAAAGAGAACTATAAAGAAGGCTGTAAAGAAATCGCCAGTTAAAAAGAAGAAGAAATGAGAATATTGATTGTAATATTAATGCTTATCTGTAGCAAGTCTAGTGCACAGTATTATGTAATGGCAGCGCCTAACATAGCATTTAACACTCCACTTAGTGACACTAAGAACTTATTTGGTGGTACTGTTGAGGTTGGAAGGTATTTTGGAGATGCTGCAATAGGTATTAATAGTGGATGGTGGACATTTGACAGCAAGGACTTCTACCAAGAGGTTATGGTTACACTCCCTGTTTATGGAAGTTTTAGCGCAACTGCGGCAATTGGTTACTTTTACAAACACAAGGACATAACAATGGAGTATGACATAAACTATACTGTTCCTATAAGTAAAAGCTACTCGTTTGTATTAAGCTATGGCGCACAAAGCGCTTTTGGCAGCATGGCTACATCATACTCTATTGGCATAAACAAAGACTTTAAAATTAAATAAATATGAAACTAGCAACACTTTCAACAAAGGTTCCAGTGCCCGTAATGGCTGAAGTTGAGTCTATTGTAGAGAAATTTAACATAACAAATCCTCTGAGGCTTGCGCACTTCTTAGCACAGGCCGCACATGAGTCTGGGAACTTCAAGTTCTTAAAGGAAAACCTAAACTATTCAGCTGATAGCTTATTGAAGGTGTTTCCTAAGTATTTTAAAGACAAGGCTACAGCAGACAAGTATGCACGTAATCCAGAGAAGATTGCAAATAGAGTTTATGCTTTAAGGATGGGTAACGGAGACGAGGCTTCTGGAGATGGATTTAAGTTTAGAGGAAGAGGTTATATTCAGCTGACTGGAAAAGACAACTACAAAGCTTTCTCTAACTTCATTGGAGAGGATTGTGTCGCTAACCCAGACTTGGTTTCAGACAAGTACCCACTTGTCAGCGCTTCTTGGTTTTTTGACAAGAACAATCTTTGGACTATTTGTGACAAAGGCGCAACTGACGATGTTGTTACAGCAGTTACCAAACGAGTAAATGGAGGTACCCATGGTTTGCTAGACCGCCTGTCTAAATTCAAATTATTCAACGAATCCCTTACTTGACAATAGAAAAAACCATACGTGAATCTCCGTATAACACCTGCGTAAAGCGCAGCATATATACTATACTCAATACTAATTACTACAAGAGCGGCAAAACCGTTGACATGGTTGCTGAAATTGAGGACTATGTAATAGAGCATGGAATATTTATTGGCGGAATGTCTAAGGAGGGGTTTTTTATATGTGAAGATGTTGATGATGTTGTTTTAGCTTTCTGGCTGTCAATGATTGATGACTGGGACTTAGAGAATACAAGGCCAAGCAAGGTGTTTGTAAAAAAAGTAACTGACCTATATATTTTAGCATCTTCAATCTATTCCGATGATTAATAAATTTAGGCCAAGACTTAGCAGCGATGAGGCAGCCATTCTTACTGAATATAGGGAAAAGAAAAAAGAGCACGAAGCACTATTAGAAGAGTGTAGGGTTAACGGAATACCTGTTGACAGCGTAAATTACTATTGGTATAAGAGTGAAAAATTCTCTTTAAACGTTAAAAATAACGTAAATCTGGATGATGTACTGGCTGGTATACTAAGGGAGATGGTTAAACATGCCCCAAAGTACCCCAAAATAGACTACAAAACTAGCAGCGACTACCATCTGCTTGTAATAGACCCTGCTGACATCCACATAAACAAGCTTGCGAAGGCTGTAGAGACAGGAGAAGAGTATAACCATGACATAGCTTTCTCCAGAGTAAAAGAGGCTGTAATAGGCCTTATTTCGCGTTCTAGTGGGTACTCTATAAACAAGGTGCTGATTGTAATAGGCAACGACATATTGCATGTAGACGGCAATAAGAATACCACAACAGCAGGAACTAGCCAAGACGTTTCAATGATGTGGTACGATGCGTTTAAGATGGCACAAAAGCTTCTTGTTGAATGCATAGAACTACTAGTTCAAGTGGCCCCAACCCATGTAATATACAACCCGTCAAATCATGACATGACTTCTGGATTCTATTTGGCGCAGGTTATTGAGTCTTGGTTTGTAAATAACAAAGACGTTACATTTGACATAGGCCCAGCACATAGGAAGTACTTTAAATACTATAATAACCTAATAGGGACAACGCATGGCGACGGGGCAAAGGAATCAGACTTGGCGTTGCTGATGGCACACGAAAGCAAGGACTGGACAGATGCAAGGCATCGCTACTTTTACACCCATCACATTCACCATAAGAAGTCTAAGGATTATATGTCAGTAAACGTGGAGTCAATGCGTAGTCCTTCCGGGGCTGACAGCTGGCATCATCGCGCTGGATTTCAGCATGCACCTAAAGGAGTAGATGCATTCATACACCACCCCATCCATGGTAGGGTTTCCACATTGTCTTATATTTTTCAGTAAGTTTGCTGTTCCCAAACAGAGAACTATGAATCTGCCAGAGAAATTCTACCAACTAACTAAAGACAAGCAAGAAGAGGAAGCTAACAAGATGACTGAAAAGTACTACAAGCTTGCTGAAAAATGGAGAAAGGTTGCAATACTTGTACGTATTGGCAAGATTCCATCAAACCCACTTAAAGATGTCAGCTGAATAGGATTCAATCATTGGTTGCTTCCTTTTAGCCACAGCATTAGCCTTATTCTGCCCAGTCATAGTCAGCAGCATAATCATAAAGCTTACTACTGTGTCAAACTTAGTCCTATTGTCATGCCTATACCTCTTTAATTCCTCCAGAAGTTCTGGGTAGTATATTTTATGGCAATGGTGCTCAACATAGCTTATACAGTACTCAAGCTGACGACTTAACGCAAACGCATCAGCTGATGCAACTCCCCTGTCCAAAAAGTTAGTCTTTGCTTTTCTGTCTGGGTTAATTACTGCGTCTGGTTTCTTTCCGAGCATTGGAAGGCAGTTAACCTCCATTACGTTTCCTTTCTGAAAGTATGGGTAGTAGTCATCTCCTGCATCCTTCTCAATAGTTACTGGACAACCAAAGTACATTGCCCCCATCAGCATCTCTTTCCAGAGTAAGTCTTTCATCTTAGGCCTGCCATAATACCAAGCAACTGGAAGTCCTGTGTCATCCTCATTGGTTATGTCAAGCTTTTCTCCCCACCACGCTGATGCCATTGAACCATCTCCGGAAACTATGTTGTGCCTAAACGGGTCGCATCCTGCTCCGTAAGTAGCAGAAGCGCCGGGGTACATTACTCCATTCTTTATTATGAAGTTATTAGGGTTTTTAGGTAGCTTGTATATAACCCAACTACCAGCTGAATCATCTGAAAATTGCACTTTATTCTCTCCGTCAATATAAAGCCTTCCTTTTCTTAGTGGTATGCTATTCTCTTTTATAAAGTACTCTTGTTTTTCTATGTTATCAAGGTTAAAATGGCAATCAACATCATTAAACTTGAAGGCTTCTATTTCGCTGAGAGGGTAGTCTCTAATGTCTTGGTCTTGCTTTGAACGCTTCCTTTCCTCAAGTATATGCTCTTTAGCTTCTTCCGATTTAGAGAATCCCCAATCATCTATAAATCCTGCATAACCTTCATTTGCTGGTAGAAAATACCTAACAAGTCTGCTTGGGGTGTTTCTTCCGTACCTAAACTGGTCTGAATCGTCCCATAGTTTTTTAAATTCCTGCCCTCCAGAGTTAGGTGGATTAACTGTTGAAATCATCAGCGAGAATCCTACCTTCTTAGCACCTTCTGTCAGCGTTTTCTTTGCAATGTTCCAATAGTCTTGAATAGGTATTTCTGTTGGCCATTTGCTAGATTCATCGATGATTAGCCTACTCCATCTACCAGAATCAAAAGAGTTCAGCGCTGTGTTACGCCATTCAATAAATGAATTAAGCCCTTCTCTTCGGTTAAACAATCCCTTCTTTACAGACTTCTTCTTACTTGGCTTAACAAAGGTTAGTTTCTTTTTCGGGTCTTCAGAACCATCCGTTCTTGGCTGAAGAAATGATGGCATTGCTCTAAAACCATACACTACCATGTTCTGAAATAAATCTTCAGAATCTTTACCAGTCTTGCTGATGATTCCACACCTAACGTTTTCAGCAGCAGTTGCAGCCTTTGTTATAATACATGATGCTTGAGAAGTAGCACCTTCCCTTCTTTTTTTTACCCTTATAATTCCTAGAATATTCGGGTCGTTCAAACATTCGTTATAGAACAAGAAGAACTTTCTGTCAGCTTCTCTGTATTCTGGATTGCTGCCACTCTCCAAACTCCAGAAGTTAAGGTAGAAGTAGTAGTCTCCAGTTATGTAGGTAGGTGTTCCTTTGTTAAAGAACCAATACCCATTAGTAACCCTGTCCCATTCTCTTTTAATGAACTCTATATGGCTTTCTTCGTATATAGGATTTCCATCTTCGTCATACTCTAAATCATCAAATGACTCTGGTATTTCAACTCTTCTGAAACGCTGCTCTTTCTCCTTCTTGCCATACCCGTCTATTGTAGACGCAGGAGGGCATTGCGGGAATGTTGCACTTAATCCATAAATCAACTCAATCGCCATATAAAAATTCTATTATAGGTACAAGTACTCCTTTTGAAGTATTTTCATCTCCTCCTTCCTTAAATCCATTAATAGCATGGTATTTCTTTACAAGAGTCTTCAGCCTTTCTGTTTTTATTAAAACAGCAGTACCGTTTGCCTCTATTCTGTACAGCCAATAGTCAGCAGTAGTAGTGCTGATTCCAGACAACTTTCCCCTAGAATACACTTCAATAAATGCATTACCAGTAGAATGTGCCATGGAATCAGTTTTTACTTCAACTTTTCCGTCAACACCAAGCAACTGCTTTGCCCAGTCCTCTGCCTGTTCTCCAACCTTTAAGTCGTATGTAAAGCTACTAGAGTATTTCATCAGAAGGGTAAATTAGAAATGCTAAAATGGTAAATCAAACCCATCATTGTTGTTAACTTGCTGATTATTGCTTGCATAGCTTTGAGTCTTTGGTTCAGCTTGCTTACTCCCGTCTGGCTTCCATGTATCGATTGAAACTGAAAGGGTTTTACCGTATTTGTCTGGCTGCGGAAGTACATTAATATTCAGCTTAATAAACTTGTTACCATTAAATTCTTGGATGTACTCGCTGAACTTTTCTGGATTCAGCGTTACCTGTAACCATGTCTCTGACTTTTTCTTTCCGCTTCCGCAGTAGATTTTCTTTTCCATTGTTTTTGTTTTAAAATCCGTATAAATCTTTGTCTTTTTTCTTTTCTATTGCCTTTACTTTTTTATAACTATTTACACATTCTTTGCAGTATGAATTAAGTCCATTAACTTTCTTCCTGCACCTTGTAAAACACTTTGCCTCTTTGTCTACTTTACATTTTACGCAAATCATACTTTACATATTATAGCTGATTCATTTCTGTTTTAAGGTAGCTTAATGCAGTCCTCAATCTGTCGCTACAATAGTAGATGGGCAAGTGACTTACTAAGTTCTTCATGGTTTTTAATAAATTTTTTATATGCATTATAGGCTTCTTCTTCTGTTTTATAAGTTCCAATATTATATGTTTTATTATTTAACCTTGTTGATGCTTTATATTTATTCCAATATTTATCGTAACATATTCCTACATATTTAGAAGAGTATTCTGATTTTTTTGAATTTCTGAATGTTTCGTTCTGCCTTTTTGTGCACCACCTAAGATTGTTTATTGAATTATCTAATTTATTGCCATTTATATGGTCAACAATTTTATATTCATTTGGGTTGTCTATAAAATGTTCGGCAACAAGTCTATGTATGTAGCACTTTTTTGGCTTATTATCTTTACTTAGGGCAACCATATAGTACCCTATTTTCATTACAACGGGAGAAAGAAATCCTTTAACTTTATTATTCCATTTATAATTTGATTTAACTCTACCTAGATTGCTTATTTCGTAGTATTCCTCAAATCCTTTTATTGGTAAAAATATTTCTTCCATATTATAAATGTTTCATTTCTTGTTTTAAATAACTTAATGCCGTTATAAGCCTGCTACTAGTGTGATGAGCCTCCTTTGTAAGCAATCTAATCAGCGTTAAATAGAAGTTTGTACTACCTATTTCATTGTTAAGGATTATTCTCTTCTCCGCTGCACCTCTTGTTTCCATGTCAAGTACGGCTAACTTCTTCATAGCAAGCTTGTCATTAAGAAACTCAAGCATTGCTTCACATTCAGCAGCTGTAGCTGCTATATTGTTTATTTCTCCTAATTGCTGAAGTACTGACATTGGATTGGTAAAGTCTACCTTGTTTGCTATTACCTTCTGTACTGCTCCGTGCATTTCTTTAGCAGCGGTGAATCTTTTCTCTAACGAATCATCATCAAATGTTCTCATGTTGTTTGTGTGTTAATGCAAGTTACAAATAATAGTATAAATATGTTACGAGTAATCTATTCCTTGCTACCGTTTACGACAGGACATAATAAGTCCTTAGTAAAGGCGGAAGCATAAATGCTTTCATGAGTTTAACTATGGAATTGCACCATAATCTCTCAATCTGTAGGTTAGCAACCATATACCCACACCGTTTGACTTCACTACTAACTCGCGGTCGGAATCTCTCCCCTCTCGGACTGTTCGCATCTTTCTTCTCACTTCAACCTCACAATGCTTATGCTGCTATTTCAGCACCGCCAACGTGTAATGCCTTTCGGAACGTCTGCTTCAAGGTTGCCCTATCCTGTACGATGGTGCGCATTACTCAGGGATTACTTCCTTTTAGCGCCAATCTAATTATTGTGTAAATAAAAAACCCACACTGGTCGCAGCAGTATGGGTTTAATAAAAGAGGGTTCTCTTGAATCAAACCCGATTGAATACTGCGACTATCTAATCGGATTGACAGGACAAATATAGTAATTATTTTTAAAAGTCAAGTATTCTGCGCATAAAACTTATAAAATTTATTAGCAAATACGCAAAGACAAAGGCTGGTACGCCTATAGCAAAGAAGTATATAATCTGCAGTACTCTCATAAAAACTCGTTTATAAGTGCGTGCTTATGCTCTCCACACCTCCTGCACTTTCCTATTGCTGATGCACCATGAATCCAAGAGATTCTCCATTTGTGTCCAAATAAACGACAAAGTAGTTTGTTAATCATGTGTGAAAGGCTAAGTAGTTTGTTGCTCATATTTTACTTTATTTTAGTGCCATCTGGGTTAGTTCCCTTGTCGTTAAACTTCTGGTACTCATATACTGGGTAGACTTCATCAAATAACTCAACCCCTCCCCATACCCCATTAACAACCTCAAAACTCCATGCACCATCAGCAATCTTCCACCTTGCGTTCTTCCTCTGCTGATTCTTCTTTATGTACTCCGCTATGCTGTGCGTTACCATTTACTATGTCTTTTAGCTGATTAAAAATAGATTCAGAAGCCTCTCCCCAATACATCTTACACGTGCTATTTTTAAAAGGAGGAACAGAAAAATAGCTCTGCCATAAATCATTAGGCTTTGCCGTATACCTATAGCAGCTTTCTTTTACCGGGCAAAACAACCCTGTGCATTTCGTCACGTCCATGTGATTATTTTAATCGTTTTTTAATATCTGATTGGGAATAGTTTAAGCCAAGAGAAATCCTATCCTTGTCTTGTATTTCGTTCATTTCTAGCTTTTTAATAACATATTCGTACTGATGCATGTGCCTTAGTTCATCTATTATGTAATGCAAAGTTCGTTTTCTTTCGTCATCATAGGTAGTTCTGTCTAAAAAACTATGCAAGTAATCTCTCTTTCCGTCTCCAATGCTGTCTTCTGTGTACATAAAATTAGTTTTTTGTTCCGCAATGTGGGCATAAAGGAATAGATTTTTTACCCTTGTAAATAGTCTGGGTAAATAGCTTCTTACAGTTTTTACACTTTAGCCAAACCATCTACAAACTTTTTAATGATTAATTCAAGTTCATCCTGCTCATGCCTCTCTAAACTCATCATCAGCCTAAGAACCTCGTCATACCTAAGTGTGTCAATAGTCTTTAGCACAGACGGGTCTGTCTTTAACTGCATAGCTTTTACAATCCAATGAAACTTGTTAGCTATGGCTGCTATATTCTGCCTAACATACTTG